GATCCGACAGCCGAAGCCGCCGAGGATTCACTCGTCGACCAGATTCGCGTCCTGCTCGCTCAGCTCATCGCAGGCGAAGCCGCCGAGATGGCCGACGGTAACCCGGCCACCATGTCGCTCTCGCAGCTCGTCGCCATCGCCCGCGACCTCGACTGCTGGGAGGAGTGCGACGAGTACGAGGACACCCTCGGCACCGTCGAGGAGGACACCGAGGCCGACCCGATGGTCGGGCGCTCGATGAGTCTCGCGACTGCACGCGCACAGGCCGAGCGCCTGCGCCTCGGTCGCTAGTAACCGCAACACCTCCACGCCGGACGCCACGCCGCAGCTCGCGCCGCTCGCACAGACGAGCACCCGAGTCGCACCTGCCGACCACCTGGGGCGCAGTGCCACCCATACCCCGAACTCCCGAAGGAGCCACCTATGTCGATCATCGACACGCTGCGCGCGCAACTCGCCGCGGCATACGAAGGGCGCGCCGCTAAGGCCGCCGAGCTGGACGCCATCCTCGCCGCCCCCGAGGCCGAGGCCCGCGACCTGAACGCCGACGAGTCGGTCGCGTTCACCGAGAAGCGCGACGCCGTCAAGGCCGCCGACGCTGATATCGAGACCCTTGAGGCTCGAGTCGCCGAACTCGTCGCCCTGGAAGAGGCCCGTGCGAACCACGAGGCTCGCGCCCGTGAACTCGCCCCGTCCGCCACCGCCGTGCGCGTCGGTCGCGAGGAGCTGACCTACCGGGCAGACGCCGGTCACTCGTTCCTCCGCGACGCGTATGCCGCCGAGGTCCGTGGTGACTTCGCAGCCCGCCAGCGCATTGAGCGCCACATGGTCGAGATGGCTACCGAACTTCGCGCGAGCGACACTGGTGCATTCTCCGGCCTCGTGGTCCCGCAGTATCTGACCGACCAGGTCGCCCCGTATGCCCGCGCCGGTCGCCCGTTCGCCGACGCCGTGCGGAACCTTCCCCTGCCCGCCGAAGGCCTCTCGGTCAACATCTCCCGAGTGACCACCGGTAGCACTTCGGCCTCGCAGTCGTCGGAGAACTCCAGCGTCTCGAGCACCGACATCGACGACACGCTGCTGACCGTCCCGGTGCGCACCATCTCCGGCCAGCAGGACGTCAGTCGTCAGGCAATCGAGCGCGGGACCGGCATCGACACCGTGGTTATCCAGGACCTCGTGAACGCCTACGCGACGCAGCTCGACTCGCAGATCATCGGCGGCGCCGGAAGCTCCGGCACCCATACCGGCGTGCTCAGCGTCTCCGGCATCAACTCGGTCACCTACACCGACGCATCGCCGACGGCCGCCGAGTTGTTCCCGAAGGTCGCCGACGCCGTGCAGCGTGTGAACTCGAACCGCTTCATGCCTGCGAACCTCATCGTGATGCATCCCCGCCGCTGGGCGTTCTTCCTGGCTGCGGTGGACGGCCAGAGCCGTCCGCTGGTGACCCCGAACGTCAACGGCCCCATGAACGCCTACGGCGTCGGTGAGAACGCCGGTGCAGGCATCGTCGGCTCACTGCTCGGCATCCCGGTGCTGGTCGACGCGAACGTGCCGACCAACCTCGGCAGCGGCACCAACGAGGACCGCATCATCGTGTGCTACTCGCCCGACCTGTGCCTCTGGGAGCAGACCGGCTCGCCGATGCAGCTCCGGTTCGAGCAGACGCTCGGCGGCCAGCTCACGATCAAGCTCGTGGCGTTCGGCTACTCGGCGTTCACCGCTGGCAAGTACCCGGCAGGTATCTCGGTCATCTCCGGTACCGGCCTCGTCACCCCGAGCTTCTGATAGCTCGGCGCTGACCTAGTCAGCGTTCGGAGTAGAGAGCGACGGCGCAGCCCGTCTCCCACCGGCTAGACGCCTCCCCCCTCGTCGGGCGTCGCCATAGACGGCAGCGCGCCGTCGCTCTCTCCATCACCTACCGAAAGGGTCCGCTATGGACTTCGCCAAGCTCTCAGCAGAACAGTGCGACGCGCTCAACGGCGCCGAGCGCGAGGCGTGGTACGCCTGGCGCAATGGCGACACCGCACGCGCTACCGCAATCCTCAACGCCTACGGCATCGAGTCAGCCGCAGCGCCACGCCCGGCGCGCCGCTCTGCCAAGACTGACGCCGCCGAGTCGTGACCGACTACGTCGCCGCCGCAACGCTCAAGGCGTACATGGGCCTCACTGTGACGGCGAACGACCCGCAGGTCGCCTCGGCGATTACGTCGGCCAGTCGTGAGATCGACGGCCACTGTCGCCGCCGGTTCTACGCCGACGCGACGGCAACCGCACGCGTCTACCGCCGCTCCACCGAGCACACCGTCGCCATCGACGACGCGATCGTCGGCACGATCTCGCTCGTCGAGACCGACACCGGCCAGGATGGCACCTGGGCGACGACGATCGCAGCGGCCGACTGGATCGGCGAGCCGCTGAACGGCGTCGGCGCGAACGGCATGGCATGGCCGGTCACCCGGCTGCGCTCGCTCGGCGCGATCACATGGCCGAACGATGTCACCTCGGCCCGGCCCTGCATCCGCGTGACCGCCCGCTGGGGCTGGTCTGCGGTGCCCGACCCGGTCGCGCAGGCTGCCCTCATCCTTGCCGCCGAGACGTACAAGCTGCGAGAAGCGCCCTTCGGCGTCGCAGGCTTTGACCAGTACGGCGCAGTCAGGATCAAGACGCTCCCGCAGGTCGAGCGTCTGCTGGCGCCATTCGTGCTCTACGAGTCGTCACTCGCATGACCACGCTCGCCGACATCCGCGACGGCCTCGCCGACAACTTGCGACGTCTGCCCGGCGTCGAGGTGTACGAGCGCGAGGGTGGAATGGTAAACGTCCCCTGCACCGTGGTCCTCACCCCGACGATCGACTATCACCAGTCGTTCAGCGCCGCCGGACTCGTCCGCTACGAGTTCCGCATCATGGTGCTGGTGCAGTCGGCCGACTCCGATCAGAGCGGCATCGACCTGGACACCTACGCCGATCCGGCCTCGCCAACCTCGATCCGCTCGGCGGTCGAATACGACCGCACCCTCGGCGGCATCGCCGACGATCTCATCTGTACGACCTTCCGCCCGCTGTCCTCCGAGGAGGTCGCCGGACTCGGCTACTGGGGCGGCGAGTTCTCCGCCACCGTCTACGCTCGACCATAGGAGCCACGCGTGCCCATCCTTCGCGATTGCGTCATCCACTACGGCGGCGTCGACCTGACCGCCACCGCCAACGAGTTCGGCATCGACTCGTCGTTCTCCGATCTCGACGTGACCACCTTCGGCAGCGCCGGGAACCATGAGCGAATCGCAGGCCTCGAGGACGCGACCGCCAGCGTGATGACTTTCGGCGACCCTGCCATCGTCGAGCCTGCACTGTCCACCAAACCCGGCACCGTTGAGCTGCTCACCGCCGTGCAGTTCCCGACCGGCGGCGTCGCCACCGCTGGAGATCGCACCTATTCGATGCGCGGCCTGCTCACCTCCACGAAGCAGCCGCTGAAGGTCGGCGACGTGAGCAAGCTGGACGCGACCATGCCCGCAGCGCAGGCCGAGGGTCTCCTCGCCGGGCAGCTCCTGGCGCCGAAGGCCAGCATTTCGGCGACCACGAACGGCACCGCCGTGAACCTCGGCGCCGTGTCCACCGGGCAGCTCGCCTATTTCGGCATTCACGTCTTCAGCCTCACCGGCGACCGCACCGTCACGCTGAAGCTCCAGAGCGCGACTTCGTCAGGGTTCTCCTCGCCGAGTGATCGCGTCACCCTGTCGACGATCACCGCAGCCGGTAGCGGCTTCGGATCATCGAACACCACGACCGCGCATGCATGGTGGCGAGTCGTCGCCACCCTCGGCGGCACGACCGGCTCGGTCACCTTCGCGGCGTTCGCCGCCATCCAGTAGCACCCGACACCTAACCAGGAGGCCAGCCCGTGGCTGCTTTCGTCATCACTAACCCGGTCATCGTCGTGAACGGCGTCGACCTTTCCGACCACGTCACCAGCGTGAGCCTCGACGACTCGGTCGCCGACATCGACACGACCAACTTCGGCAGCTTCGGTAACCACACCCGCACCGGCGGCCTGAAGGATGGGTCGATCACGATCGATTTCCAAAACGACTTTGCCGCCTCGTCGGTCGACGCGACCATCTGGGCGGCTCGTGGCACGCTCGTGACCGTCACCGTCAAGGCGACCAGCTCGGCCACCTCGTCGACGAACCCGCAGTATTCGGGCAGCTTCCTCGTGAACCAGTACAAGCTCGGCGGCAAGGTCGGCGACCTGTCGACGACCTCGGTCACCTGGCCCCGCTCGGGCGCTCTCACTCGCGCCACCTCCTGAGCCGTGGCGGCCGTTGACGGCCTGAGCCACCTCATCAAGTGCGCCGCCAACTTCGAGCAGACGATGACCGCTGCGCAGCTCAAGGCCGCCGATCAGACGGCCTACGAGGTCAAGAAGGCATGGCTAGGCATCATGTCGGGCCACGGCCACACGCCTGCGCAGAAGATCAAGCGTAAGCCGTGGAGCATTCGCGACCGCTCCTGGGCGAACCAGCGCGGCACCGTGAAGGCGTCCGTGTATTTCCGAGGCGCCCTGCACCTGCTTTTTCTGCCAACGAAGCCGCACATCATCGCCGCAGTGCATCTCGGCACCCGAACATCAATCCGATCGAAGGGCCGCCGCCTCGGCGCTAGTGCAGCTTTCGGCGTGCGCGACTCTCGAGGCGGCATCGTCGGTAATCGCGGCGTCTTCGGAACGCTGAAGAACACGACTACGCGCAACGGCGTCACGAAGGCCCGCATGGGTGCTCGTGCGATGCACATCGGCGGCACTCAGTGGCGCCCGTATGCGTTTCATCCAGGAACGCACGGCGAGCGCACCTGGGAGGAATGCAAAGCCGCAGCGCATCTCATCGCGCCGCGCGGCTTTGCTCCGGCACGTCAGCAGGCACTCGTCGCGGCCGGTTTCGGTCAGGCGACTGGACTAGGGAAGGCAATAGCGAAGTGACCACCAAGACGAGGAAAGACACGGCGCAGGACATCGCGCAGCGCATCGCCGCCGGAGATTACGACGGCGAGCTCATGCCGGTGCTCGAGGCCATTCAGGGCCGGTTCGCATCACAGGCGACCGGCATGCGCTGGCAGCTCAAGCTCGGCGACCTGCTCGTCACCGAGGACGACCTCACCCTGAACGAGGCTTACGCCATCGAAAAAGCGGCCGCGTGTAACTGGGTAGAGATCGACCCGGTGCGCTCGGCTAACCATTGCCGCGCCGTGGTCGGCGTCTGCCTCGAGCATCGACTGGGACTGTCTCACGCCGAGGTCGAGGCGCGCCTGGATGCCCTCACCGTGTCCGAGCTGGTCGACGCGATCAGCCGCACCGAGGTGGCGCCGGTCCCTTTGGACTAGCGACCCTTGACGACTACCTGCGCGAGTTCGCCGTGGCCGCACAGTGGCCGCCGGACGTGACTCGCCGCCAGCGCATGGGTGACCTGGCGCTGCTACTCCGACCGAAGGGCTGACGCATGGCGCTCACCGAGAAGCTCGCGATCCTCATCACCGGCGACGCCTCCGGCGCGATCTCGGAGATGAAAAAGCTTGCAGGCGAGACCGAGAAGAATCTCGGCAAGGCTGGCGGCGACGTTTCGAAGTTCAGCCAGAACGCGACGAAGATCGGCGCGGGCATGGTCGGCGTCGGCACCGGTTTGCTCGCCGTCGGCATCTCGGCGGCGTCGACGACGACCGACCTTGGGCGCGAAGTCATCAAGCTTCAGCGCTATACGGGCATGAACGCCGAGAGCGCGTCGAAGCTCGCGTATGCCGCCAAGATGTCCGGCGTCGACGTGGAGAGCCTTGCGACCGGCATCGGCAAGCTCTCGAAGACGATGGCGAACTCGCCCGACAAGCTGACGAAGCTCGGCGTTGAGGCGAAGACGAGCGACGGCAAGCTGCGCAGCATGACCGACGTGCTGGGCGACGTGGCCGACCGGTTCCAGAAGATGGGACCGGGCACCGAGGCGACCGCCGCCTCGCTCGACCTGTTCGGCCGCTCCGGCGCCAACCTGCTGCCCTTCCTGCTCAAGGGGAAAGACGGCATTGCCGAGCTGTCCACCGAGGCCGAGAAGATGGGGCTGGTTCTCAGCCAGGACAACGTCGACGCCGTGAAGGCGAACATCGTGGCGCAGCGCCGACTCAGCGCCGCGATCGACGGCGCGAAGGTGCAAATCGGTAACGAGATGCTGCCGATCCTGACCAGGTTCACCGAGCTGATTACCAACATCCCCGGCCCGGTGCGCGATGTCATCGCGCCGGTCGTGATCCTCGGCGGCGTGGTGCTCGTGACCGGCGGAGCGTTCCTGCTCATGGCCGGACAGGTGCAGCGCGCGAAGACTGCCTACCTGGAGATGGGAGCGACTGCGCAGCTCACTACCAAGCTGCTCGGCATTGCATCTATCGCGGTCTCTGCTGGCGTTGCGGTCTGGTCGATCTACGAGCAGGGCGTGAGCGAAGCACAGACAGCAGCTCAGAAACTCAACGACGAGAAGTTTGGCGCTGCGGCAGCCGAGGGATTCTCAGCGCTCGGCAAGGGCGTCGCAGACCTGAACGCCGAAGCGTCGAAGCTGAAAGACAAGGCCGACGGGTTTTCACATTTCTCGTGGTTCTGGGAGCGCGACGACGCCGAAGGTGCGAAGAAGTCCGCCGAGAAGACGGCGCAGGCGATGCAGCTCATGATCGACCAGGCGACTGCGCTGGCAGGAGCGACGACCCTGTCGCAGGACCAAGCGGTCGCATGGCTGGACAGTATGCGCAAAGCCGGAACCGAGTTCCCGACCGTGGAGGCTGCGGTCGCCGCATACACCGGCAAGATCGACGCGAATACGACCAGTGCAGCAGCCGCCGCCGAGGCTCAGGACGGCTACGCCGCCTCAATCAAGCACGCCGCCGACGCCCTCAGGGCTGCGACCGACCCCTACTTCGCCGTCATCGAGGCGCAGACATCTGTCGCCGAGGCCGACGCCGCCTACCAGAAGGTCCTCGAGGACGGCACCAAGACCCAAGCGGATCGGGACGCCGCCTATCTTGCGACAGTCAAAGCGCACGCCGGTATGGAGGGATCTCTACTTTCGCTCGCCGAGGCGATGACGAAGGGCGAGACCGACTCCATGAAGTTCCAGTCGGTCATGAAACTTCTCAAAGATACCGGCCTTGATCCGAGCAGTGACGCAGCCAAGCGGCTCATGGAGAAGATCGCGGGCGCTGGCTATGTGGCGCTCATGACTGCACAAACCGTACAGGCGAATCCGATCAACGTACACACAACCGACGAAGAGCTGCGCGCAACGATCGAACGGTTCAAGACTCTGCGCGATCTCATGATCCTGACCGGTCAGGGCGGCGAAGGTTCCTCGCCATTCC